CCGCCAGCAGTGTTTGGGTTTGAAAGAGTGGGGCAAGAGTGTGGCGCTATCTCTAGGCACTGTGCAGTAGCTATTGATGAGGGCGCCTTTTGGATGGGTGCTAATGGGTTTTTCCAATACAATGGGTCTGCCGTGCAAGAGCTGCCGTGTGATGTTCACGATTATGTGTTTAAAGACATGAACACCGCACAGCGCAGCAAGGTGTATGCTGTACATAATGGTAAGCACAATGAAGTATGGTGGTTTTATCCAAGCGCTGATGATGTAGAGAATGATAGTTACGTAGCGTTAGATTATAAAGAAGGTCACTGGATGATAGGCAAGCTAAGTCGCACAGCTGGGGTAGACGCTGGTGTATTTACTGACCCTATCTACAGTAACGCATTTGGACATCTCTATGAGCATGAAAAAAACTATGCTTACACAGAAAACAATGGCTATACACATACTCCTTATGCTGAGACTGGTCCTATATCAATTGGTGATGGTGACCAGATTATGAAGGTTACGCAAGTTATACCTGATGAAAAAAATAAAGGGGACATATCAGTAACTTTTAAAACTAGATTTTACCCAAATGATGAAGAGTATACATTTGGTCCATATACAACCAACTCGCCTACAGATGTTAGGTTTCAAGGCAGGCAAGTGCGTATGAGAATTAATGGCGTGCAGCTTACTGACTGGAAGGTGGGCGATATGAGAATCAACGCAACTGCTGGCGGTAGACGATGAGCGAAAGACCGCCATCTGCAGGGAATACAGAATTTAAGCGTTGGGCAGAGCGCTTAAATGACTACCTTGTTCGCAACAAATCAAAGCTATCATATTATCTAGCTGGTCAGTCAGCGCATGATGATGGCGTGTTGCTTTGGGACCGTGATAATAGTCGAGTTATTGTTTCGTCTAACGGTAGCTGGGTTCCATTAGCAGGTGGTGGCGGCAGCATAACAAATTATCTACGCGATGATGCTGACGACTCTACTGAATTTAGACTCACAATGGGCGGTCTTACAGTAGACACTGACACTTTGTACGTAGACAGTGTTAACAATGAGGTGGGCATAGGCACTACAGACCCATCTGAAAAACTCGAAGTGGTAGGTAATGTTGAAGCTACAGAGTTTATAGGTGATTTACGCGGAGCAGTAGTATTTAAAGCGCAAGCAGGAGAGGCGCTTACTAAGGGTGATGTTGTTTATATATCAGGAATATCTGGCAACACAACAGTAGTGAGCAAGGCAGATGCAGATGACGCAGCTAAGATGCCAGCGTTTGGTTTAGCAGCAAAGACTGTGTCTATTAATGCAGCGCTAGAAGTTTACACTTTTGGCACACTATCTGGTTTAGACACCAGCAGCTACACTGAGGGTGATGAATTATTTGTAAGCACAACTGCTGGCGCTCTTACGTCTACAGCACCAACAGGTGAAAGCTCACAAATACAAAAAATGGGAAAGGTTACTAGGTCCCACGCTTCGGCTGGCACTATTAAGATTATGGGCGCAGGGCGAAGTAATGCTACCTCAAATCTTAATGATGGAAATATATTTATAGGTGACGCTAACAACCAAACAACAACAGTCAGTCTTTCTTCGAAAATATCTGCACTAGAAACTTCTCATGGTGATGTTGTACAAGATGGAGACTTTACATCAGAAGGCTTGATGAAGCGTGGCGCTACTGATGGCAGCTACTCTATAGTCACAGACAACTCTAGCAACTGGAACACTGCACATGGCTGGGGTAATCACGCAAGCGCTGGATATTTAACTGCACACCAAGATATATCTGGGAAGGCAGACCTCTCAGGCGCAACCTTCACTGGCGATGTAAGTGTAAGCGCTGCTAATAGGTTTGAAGTTGGAGAAAACCATAACGTAACAGGTACTAGAGGCGTTGTTGGCGGTTATGAAAACACTGTATCTGGCAATAACAATCTTGTTGTTGGGCAGCAAAACAACATAAACGGTGGTTTTAGCTGTGTGTTTGGTTACGACAACGATATGTCATCTACAGGTGGTTATTCGTTAGTTGGGGGTACGCTTTCACAAACTAACGGTCAGCATAGTATAGCAATTGGGTATTCATGTAAGGCTGGGCAATCTGACAGGTGGTACTCAACTGCACTTGGCTATGACTCTGAAGCGCTAGGTACGGCTGCTTTTGCTGGTGGCAGGTCAGTGTGGCATGGTGCTTCTTACAAGACAATGGCTGAGGCAGATGGCAGCTTTGCATATGGTGGTGGACCAAGAGTATACGAAAATGCACCAAACTCTGTCGCATTAGGAACTATTACACAGTGTGGGGAATCTAGCCCAACTGGGGGAATAACTGCTGCACAATCTATGGCTATTGGCTACGCCACAAAAGCGTACAAAGATAATAGTTTTGCAGGCGGTAACACAAGTTACAGTTTTGGCGATACATCGTTTTCATTTGGCAACGGTGCAGTAGCTAGTAATGGGTTTTCTAATATTGCATTAGGGCATGGTATTACCACGCCTGTAAGTAGTGGCTCTGCAACTACAATAGGTGCTGTAAGTGTAGGTCAGTTTAACGAGTATAATGTAACTACAGAGCAACATTTTAGTGTTGGCGTAGGCACTACAGACGGTTCACGTTACACGTCTATGTACATAGGACCACGCTCATCTACTGATAGCGGCATAGTTATGAAGGCGCTGAAAGAAAGTCAGGCACACGCTAGTGACTATCACGCAGGTCTAGCAGGAGTGCCAGTAGGCGGCATATATAGAACATCAACAGGTTATGTTAAGGTGAGGTTAACGTAGTGGCAGTTACGTGGGATGTTAAAGAGCTTAAACGTAACGCAGATGGCGGTGTGACGTATGTGCATTATTGTGCATGGAACGAAGAGTATACAGGTACAGACTTAGAACGTCTTGTATATCAAGGTTATTATGATGCAATTGTTGAATACACTCCAAACCCTGAAGCAGACGGATTTACTGACTTTGATGATTTAACAAAAGAGCAGGTTATAGGCTGGGTTAAAAACACAATTGGTGCTGATATGGTTACTACTATAGAAGATGCAGTAGCTACGCAAATTGCTAATAAAAAGGCAGCAGCAGCTCCAGTAGTGATGCCGTGGGAATAAGATAGCGTTATTATTAAGTCATACAACAGATTATGGTATACTCGGAGCCTATGACAATAGACCAAGAGCTAGAAAGATGTCGTGAATGGATTGAGTCAGCGTTAGCCTATAGTGGTGGTACGCATGAGTTTAGCGACATTGTAGAAGGAATACATAGTTTAAGGTACCAGTTTTGGGCTGCAGAGCGCGGATGCGCTGTAACTGAGATTATAGTTTATCCTAGAAAGCGTGTACTCCATGTGTTTCTAGCAGGCGGTGAGATGGACCAGATATTAGATATGGAAAGCTCAGCTGCTGAATTTGCAAGGCAACAAAATTGCCACGGTATGTCCTTAGCAGGGCGTAAAGGGTGGTCTAAAGTTTTAAAAGATTACGGTTGGGACGAAGCGTTCACAACACTATCGAAGGAGTTATAGTATGGCTGGCGGTAAAGGCGGTGGTCAAACCACCACATCAGATATTCCAGACTGGGCAAAAGAGCCTACAAAGCGCAATTTAGCAAGAGCTGAGGCAGTGCAGCAAATCGGATACCAGCCTTATATAGGTCCTGATTTAGCCGCATTTAATCCAACACAGCAATCTGCTATGCAAAGCCAGTTAGATACTGCTCAGGCATTTGGATTATCTGGTCCGCAAACAGCTTTAGCTGATATGCCACCCCCACAAGAGTTTGCTGGCGGTATTCGTGGATACAGCGCATTTCCTTTATTTGAGCAAGCACAACAAGAATTGGCTGCTAGGGACCCAGAAATGCAGGCGCAGTATGACGCATTGTTTGGCAACCCTGTTCCAACAGGTGGTGATGATATTTCTTCTTTCTACAATACGCCAATGGAAAGACGCTTTAGAAAATTTTCTAGTTAAAGGTATTTAGCATGGCTAATGCAGCAATGGGCGGTCAGCCCAACATAATGCAAGGTGCAGCGCAAGGTATGCAGGTAGCAGGTCAAACTGCAGCACAAGGCACACAATACAGACCAATGGCAGTACAGGCTGGTCAAGTAGCAGGTACAGACCTGAGCGCATACACTAACCCCTATGAGACGCAGGTTGTTAATCAATCGCTTGCAGACATGGAGCGTGCACGACAAATGCAGCAGAACGTGTCTGACTTTCAGATGGGTCAAGCAGGCGCTTTTGGTGGTTCACGGCACGGCATAGCACAAGCAGAGTCTAACAGAAACTTTTATGACAGAGCTGGTGCTTTAGCTGGCGGTCTAAGACAGCAAGGGTTCCAGCAAGCACAGAACCTAGCAGGTCAAGATATACAGCGCACACTGCAAGCTGATTTAGCTAATCAACAGGCTGATTTAGCAGGCGCAAGTCAAAGATTGGCTGCAGGCGGACAATTGTCTAACATTGCTAACTTAGGTTTTGGCATGGGTCGTGACATACAGTCTGACATCATGAAACAAGGAACTCTTCAGCAGCTAATGGAGCAACAATTAATTGACGCAGGCAAACAACAGTTTGAAGGTTATGTTGGCAAGCCCATGGAAACTATTGGCGTACTGTCACAGGCTCTCGGTGCTTCTACTATTCCGCAGTCGCAGCAAACTAGAAAAGACCTCGGTTTGTTTGACTATTTAACAATGTTTGCTGGGCTTTAGGAGTTAATATGACATTTCCTATAGACCCTACAATGTTAGCAGCGATTTTACAATCTAACGCGCCTACTGCACTAGGTTTGCCAGTTTCTGCTATATCGCAAGCACCTGAACAGCTAGCAGCAGAACAGTCTGGCGGCATTAACAACATTGCTAAAGTGTTAAACAGCATGGGAGCAGCCCCAACTGCAGCTCAAACATTACCAGCAAGCCCTACAAGCAACACAGGCGGATTGATGGACAAACTGAAAACGCTAAAAGAAAGAAAAGAGACAGTTGATACGAGAACACCACAGCATCATGCGCTGGTTGCATCTAACGCACAGTATGTTCCACTAGAGGGACAGAGAACAAACCCATACGCGCCAGTCGCGCCATCTAATTTATTTGATATGTTACAAAGTATGTACGGAGCTTAGCATGAGCCTGTTTAACCAGTTAGGCAGACCAAAAACTTTAGAAGAAAAGCTACAGCAGCAAATGCTTGGTGGACCAGCACCTATTGTAGAGCGCAGTGAGTACAGTCGTAATATGCCGCCTGCGCCACAACAGGCACCTGTACAAAAGCCTAGCTTTTTTCAAAAAGCGCGCGAAAAGCTAGCTGACCCTGCTTACAGAGCGCAAATGGCTGCAGCATTCAATACTATGCGTATGAACCCTGACCCGACTATTGCACAGCGTGCTGTGGATATGTCATCTGCTAACAAAACAGTACAGTATTTAGAGCAGCAAGGGCAGACGGAATTAGCTAACGCAGTTAGGGCTAACCCAGAATTAGCTACAGATGCAATGAAGTCTATTATTGGCACTAACTATGCTAGACAATACTCTACTGTACAAATTGACCCAATGACAGGGCAAAAGTATGTCACAGAAGCGGACCCAAACACACGCCAAGTAAGAAGAATTGATATTGAAGGGGCGGTAGGCGAGACAGCATCAGAAAAGGCAGCTAGAGAGATAGAGATAGCAAATTTGCAGGCAGGTAGAGATGCTGCGCGCGTAAGAGGTGAAGATTATTTTGATAACGCACAAGCGATTGGTAGGTCAATAAATATCATGCAAGATGCTAGAGATTTAGCGTCATCTGAGGATGGCGTTGTAACTGGTGTTTTAGAGCAATTCTTGCCAGCGTTTGATGCAAACACGCGGATGTTTATTAGCTTACAAGCAGACTTAGGTATAGCTGTTATTAACAGTGCAACATTTGGCGCTTTGAGTGAAGCTGAATTGCGCCTCGCGTTAAACAAAGATATTCCGAGAGGATTGGAAGGGCAAGAGCTTATAAATTATTTAGATAAGAAAATTGCAGCGCAAAATAAACTTTACAGAGAAATGAATAGAAAGGCTCGTAGGTTGCAAAGTGGTATTACGCTTGGCGAATACATGGAAGAACAGCAGGCTGAAATAGATGAGAATTATGCAACACTAGCAGATTATCCTCAAGGTGACCCAAACATGACATATCAACTGTGGTCACAGATGAGCGCAAACGACAGAAAGGCTTATAAAGAGGCTGGCGAATAATGGCTTTAACGCGAGAGCAGATAAGACAAAAATATATGCCTAAAGTTGCAGCTTCAGAGCCTGTAGAGTCACAAAAGCTACGCACAGTTGCTCAAGGCGCAACATTTGGTTTTGCTGATGAAATCGAGGCATTTATTAGGTCTGGATTTTCTGACCGCAAGTATGATGAGATACGTGACGAGCTAAGAGCTAAACTCACTGCTTACAAAAAGGCTAATCAAGGTGAGTCTTTATCATTTGAATTGGCTGGTGCTTTAGTGCCGTCAATAGTTGCAATGGCGTCAGGGTTTGGCGCGCCAGCAGGCATGAGCAATTTGGCTAACCTCGGTCGAAGCGCAAAAATACTAGCAGGCGAATCAGCTGCATCTGCTGTAGGATACAGCGACAAAGACTTAACATCAGTGCAAGGTTTGGTTGACGTTGGAGCTGACACTGCAAAAGGTTTTGGCTATGGTGCATCTGCAGAGCTAGCTTTGCGTGGCACAGGCAACATTGTAAGCAAGCTAATTAATTATGCTAGAAAGAACATAGGTGATGGTGCTGACAAAGCTGTGCAAGCTGAGCTTTTAAGGCTCGCTAACGCTACAGGGTTGTCTGTAGAAGAAGTTATATCTGATGTAGCTAATGGTCGAATTATGGCTGACAACGCTACTTTAACAGCTGCAATTGCAGGGATGGTAAGAGAAGGTGGACAAACTGCTAAAGAAATATTAGCGGCTAGTGGAGCGCGTAGAGCAGCTACTACACAAGCAGCAGAGTCTAGCATAAGGCAAGAGTTAGCGCCAAAAGTCAGTGACCCTAACGTGATACGCGCATTTAGAGAAAGCGAAAAAGGGCTAAAAGCTAAAGAAAGAAAAGCGTACCAAACAGTTTTTGACGCAAATGAGCCAGTTTCACCAGAAACCCAAGCGCAAATGCTGGGTATAATACAGCGTATGCCTGAAATGAGAACAAAGCTTAGCCAAACGTACATGGAAGATGAGACGCTCGTACCTTTGTTGAAAACGCTAGAAGATGGCAGTGTAGAGTTTGTGCGTGTACCAACAGTAAGAGATGCAGAGGTGCTTAGAAGAGAAATAGATGCGCTTACTACAAGACGTTATCAAAGTGGAGATGCACCGCTAGCAGAAATATCTGGAGAAAAAGCAGCTTCACTTAGACAGCAAATTGATGAACAATCTCCTGATTTAGCAGCCGTAAGAGCTGACTACGCTACAAGAATGTCTGCAAAAAGAGCGTTTGATTACGGCTACAAATCACTGTCTAAAGATGTTGATGAAATTGCTGTTGACTTTGGAGAAATGAGCGCAACACAAAAAGAAGCGTTTAGACAAGGCGTAGTAGCAGCATTGAATCGGAAGGCTAAGCAGTCAGGCACAGTAATTGAAAAACTAGCAGAAGAAGATAAACAACTTGGTGCGTTGCTAAGAGTTGTGTTGCCAAGCAGCAGCACACCAAACGTACTACCAAAAATTGTTAGAGCTGCTGAAGCAACTTCAATGGATAAAATGATACAGCCAAGAGCAGGGTCACAAACACAGCCATTACAGAGAGAGCAAGCGCTTCGCGGAAGCTTTGGCGCAATGGACGACGTAGCTAGAGGCATAGCAGGCGACCCAATAGCGCTAGCAAAAATATTGTCCAACTCTATACCTTCAGCGCAGGGGTTGACGCAAGAGCAAATGGTTAAGGTAGCTAAGATTTTATATAGCGAATCGCCTGAGCTTGTAGAGGCGGCTTTGACAGACAATACAGCGCTTGGTAAATTGCTAAGATTAGCTGAAAGCGCAGCTAGAACTGTAAGCAAAACGGCAATTACTGGCGCACAACAACAGGGTGTACAATTTGATGGAAGCTAAACCATTATCAGAAAGAGACATACAGTCTATTGCACAATCAGCAGTAGAAAACTGCGTTGATTTTGTAGAGTCAGAAGTAGCTCCATCTCGCATCAAAGCGCAAAGATATTATGAGGGCGAGGTAGATATTGGCGAGGAAGAAGGACGCTCTTCTATTGTAGCTACTAAAGTGCGTGACGTTATACGTTCTATTAAGCCTAGCTTGATGAGAGTATTTTTACAAACAGACAGAGCTGTTGAGTTTATACCTAGCGGTCCTGACCACGTACAGTTTGCTGAGCAGGCTACAAAGTTTGTTAACTACAAGTTTGAAGAGCTAGGCGGATATAAGGTACTAGCAGACGCAATACATGACGCTCTACTGAAAAAGAACGGTATAGTTAAGGCGTACTATGACACAACTGTAGAAGGCGAGATATACGACTTTAACAACCTTAATGACATGGAGTTTACTGCTATTGTAAATGACGATGGCATCGAAGTTGTTGAGCACGTTACGCGCATGGAAATTGAGATTGACCAGCTCGGTATGGAGATTGAGTCACCAAGACATGATTTGAAGGTGATGCGCTCTGCCGAGATGGGCGATATAAAGATTGAAAGCGTACCGCCTGAAGAGTTTTTCGTTGACGCAAGTGCACGCAGTTTAGAGGATGCCTACGCTGTATGTCACAGAACAGATATGCGCGTTGGTGATTTAGTAGAGATGGGCTTTGCGTTTGAAGATGTTGTTGAACTAGGCAACATGGATGACTCTGGCTCATTTGCTGATTTAGAAGATTTCACACGCACAGGTTATGTTGATACGCATGACGATGATGAGCAAGACCTGAGTATGCGTAAGGTTATGGTCACTGAGCTATACATCAAGATGGATGTTGAGGGCACAGGCGTACCACAGCTACACAGATTATTATTAGGTGGTGACAACTATAAGGTGCTCGACATAGAAGAGTACGGTCACTTACCATTTGCAGTGTTTGAGGTTGACCCTGAGCCACATACATTCTTTGGCACAAGTGTTGCAGACCTTATTATGAATGACCAAGACAGCGCTACGGCTTTGTTGCGTGGTGTTCTTGATAACATTGCATTAACAAACAACCCACGAACTGAAATATTAGACGGTTCGGTAAACATTGATGACGTTTTAAACAACGAAATCGGTGGTGTTGTACGAGTGAAACAGAATGGGTCTATACAACCTTTGACTGTTCCATTTGTTGCTGGACAAACATTGTCAGCCATACAGTATTACGACCAAGAGATTGAGAATAAGACTGGCATATCCAAAGCTAGTCTTGGACTAAATCCTGATGCCCTGCAAGCTAAAACTGCAACGGCTGTAATGGCTACTATGCAAGGCGCAGCAAGTCAGACTGAGATAATGGCTAGAAACTTAGCTGAAGGCGGTGTCACGCAGTTGTTTAAACTACTACTTAAACTGGTTGTAGAGAACTGCGATGAAGAGACTATAATGCGCGTATCAGGCAATAACTACGAGCCTATTGACCCACGTAGCTGGGACAAGAAGATGGACGTTAGCGTTAACGTAGGGCTTGGTACAGGGCAAGAGGACCAAAAGCAGGCTGCTTTAGCACAGGCACTACAGATGCAGATGCAGATATTCCAAGCATATGGTGTTGGGAATGGCATGGTTAGCCTAACTAACATACGTAATACATTAGCTGATATGCTAGCTATGAATGGTTTGCGTAACTCTAACCGTTACTTCCAGCCTATGAATGAGCAGATGGAAGCGCAGCTAATGCAGCAGCAAGAGATGCAGAAAGCACAGCAGCCACCACAGATGACGCAGCAGGAAGCGTACATACAAGCTGAACAGATTAAAGCGCAAGCTAAAGCGCAAAGTGACATAGCTAAAGTGCAGTTAGATGCACAGAAAGCGATGGCAGATGATGATTTGAAGCGTGACCAAATGGACCAAGATTTATTAGTAGATGCAGCTAAGATTCTTGGGCAGTATGGTACGGCTGTTGATGTTGCTGCAGTTAAGGCAGCACAAGCAGCACCCAGACAACCTAACGGATAAACGATTTGAATATAAAAGATAAAGCCAGCCGAGCACGCGCGCTGGCGCAGGACGAAACCTTTATGGAAGTCTTGTCACAGATTCGAGAACGACAAACTAGTGTGTTCTTGGACAGCGGAGCATCAATAGATGCTATTAAAGACGCGCATGACATTGTACGTGCGCTTAACTGTATCGAAGATTACTTCAACACTGTATTTGCAGACGAGGCAATCTACGATAAGAAAGAAGAGAAAGGAGCAGCACCGTGGAAACGACTGAAACTTTGAATGATGGCAGCATAGAAAGCGCCATAGCGAGTATGATACAACCTGAAGAGCCAGAACAGATTGAAGAAGAAGTTTCTGAAGAGCCTGAAGAGGAGACTGAAGAAGCCACTCTGGAGCAAGATGAAGAAGGCGAAGAGGAAGTTGAGGACGAGCTCCCTGATGAAGATGACGAAGAGTCAGACGAAGAATCAGATGAGGATGATGGAGAATCCGAAGAGGACGAAGAAGATACTGAGCAAGCTGAGTCACAGGCACAAACTTTCACCGTCAAAGTTGACGGCAAGACCGAGATTGTTACCCTAGATGACCTCAAGCGTGGATACAGTGGTCAACAGTACGTCCAAAAGGGTATGCAGGAAGCAGCTGCGGCTAGGAAACAAGCTGAAGAGGTTTACTCTGCCCTATTGCAAGAGCGACAGAATATTGCTCAGCTATACCAGCAGGCACAAGAAGGCACGTTGGCTACGCCACCTGTTGAACCAGCAAGAGAACTGTTTAACACAGACCCTATTGGCTACATGGACGCTAAGTTAAAGTACGATGAGCAGTTAGAGGCGTACACTAAGCAGATGAAGCAAATGGAAAGTGTGACTAAGCAGCAAACTCAAGCTGAGGAAGCAGCGAAGCAAGCCTACCTGCAGCAAGAGATGGCTAATCTACAAAAGGTTATCCCTGACTTTGCAGACCAAGAAAAGGCTTCTGCTATCAAAGAGAAGATTCTAGTCTCAGGTACGCAAGTTTATGGATACGAGCCAGACGAGATTGCGAACGTAATGGACCACCGTGCGATACGTGTATTGCATGACGCCATTAAGTATCAAGAGATTATGTCTGGTAAAAAGGCTGCCGAAGAAAAGGCTAAGCCTGCCAAGCGTAGAAAACGCCCTGTGAAAGCTGGTGCTAAGAAGAGTAATTCGAACGCTCAAGTACGTAAGAAGCAACGACAAAACTTATCCAAGTCAGGCTCCATTGAGGATGCTATGGCTTTAATTATGGAAACTTGAGGACACTATTATGGCACAAGTAGGAAACACTTTTGACACCTATGATTCAGTAGGTATACGCGAGGACTTATCTGATGTAATTCACAACATTACTCCAGATGAAACTCCTTTTTACTCAGCTTGTAAAAAAACTAAAGCTAAAAGCACTTTAGTTGAATGGCAAACAGACACTTTGCGTAGCTCTGAAGTTAACGCGCACATTGAAGGTGATGAAACAACCTTTAATGCAGTTAGTGCAACAACTCGATTGAACAACCGCACGCAAATCTTCAAAAACGCAGTTGTTATTCCTGACACTGATGAAGGCGTAAACAAAGCTGGTCGTAAGCAAGAAATTGCATATCAAACACTAAAAATTGCTCGTGAGCAAAAGTTAGATATTGAGAAAGCTCTTTTTGCTAACCAAGCAGCGGTAGTTGGTGACTCTACTACTAATGCGCGTAAACTAGCTGGTCTAGGTGCGTGGGTTAAGACAAACACTAACAAGGCTACTGATGGTGCTGATGGGGCTATCGGTGTAGCACGTACAGATGGTACTGACCGTAACTTTGCACAAACTCAGTTTGACGATGTTATGCAGAAAATCTGGACTTCTGGTGGTAACCCTGACCGCGTTTATCTTTCACCTGTAAACATGAACGTTGCGCTAGATTTTGTTGGTAACAACAATCAGCGTTCAACTGTGCAAGCTGGTGACGAGACTGTTATTAAGTCGCTAGACGTTTACGTAACTCCGTGGGGTACTGTAGAGTTTGTACCTAGCCGTGAGTGCCGTGGCGATGATGTATACATCCTACAGAATGATATGTGGGAAGTTGCTGTTCTACGTGGAACTAAAAACACTGAGATGGCTAAAACTGGTGATGCTACTAAGCGTCAAGTAGTTACTGAGCTAACTTTGTGCGCGAAGAACGAAGCAGCTAGCGGTGGTGTGTTTGACACTAACGGTTAATTGTTAGTTTGTAGTACAATCAAGGGGTGGCTACGGCTGCCCCTTTTTTATGGAGATTACAATGGCTAAAGAGATTAAAGAAAAAGTACACTACGATAGTGATGGACGTCACTTTACTGTAGAAAGACAGTTTGATGTTTCTGGTGACCTACATAGAGCTAGAGTGCTTAGAGACGCACAGGCAGGCACTAAAGGCGAAAACAGGCTAGTAGGCACAATACCTATGCACTTAGTTAATGAGTGGATGAAAGAGGCTGGTGTTAGCCCTAGTGACAACGCTGCGCGTGCAGAGATATTAAAGAAGAAGATATTGTCTGGCGAGTTTGATAAATTTAGAGTATGGAAGGGCACGTTTTGAGTTATAAATATTTTACACTTGATGAGTTTGACTGTCAGGAGACTGGCGAAAACGAAATGAAGCCTGAGTTTTTAGAAAAGCTAGATGAGCTTAGAGAGCGCTGTGGTTTTAGTTTTCGTATAACTAGCGGTTTTAGGTCTGTTAAACACTCTATAGAGGCGCGTAAGCCAAATGGTGGTGGTACCCATACCAAAGGTATAGCTGCAGACATATACGTCTCAAACGGTCAGCAGAAGGCTTCTATCATACGTCATGCTGTAGAGATGGGCTGCTTCAATGGAATGGGTCTAGCAAAGACATTCGTCCACGTAGATATACGTGAAGGCGAGCCAGTTATGTGGAGCTACTAACGCTTCTTTTTAGCAGTCTTGGCAGCTTTCTTAAACGCCTTAGCAGTTGGTCTGCCTTTTGTGCCAGCTTTACGCATAGTCTCGCCAGAGCCAGCCTTGATGCGTTTACGTTTAGCGTGTATGTTAGCGTATAAACCTTTAGGCATTACTTTTTCTTCCTATACGATACTTTTTTACCAGTTTTCTTAGCTGCTTTCTTAGCTGCTGCCATACCTTTCTTGGTATATGAATAATGTTTTCCGCCTACTTTTGGCATATCAGTCTCCTACCACTTGGATTTGTTTGCCCAATATGCTGCGGACATTTTACCTTTTGCAATGTTCTTAGCATGGCGAGCTTTGAATGATTTACGTCTTGCTTTCTCTGCTGCTGTCTTAGGATTCTTGCCAGCACCAGAAACACCTTGCTGTCCGTAGCGTATAGTCTTTACCTTGCCGCCCTCTTTAGCGACAACAACGTGTGATTTAGTAGGATGATTAGGTGTTCTTTTTGGCTTGTTGTAACCAGAAACACCTACCCTAGCTAATCTTGGGTCTTTAGCCATATTCGCTCCAAAAAATTCCCTGCCCGAAAGCAGGGGAAAGGGAGATTAAAACTAGTGCATTTCAGGGTGCTCTAAGCGCAGCTGCTCTTCTGTAGGGGGTTCTTTCAGCTTAGTTATCTCAGCTTCCATCTCTTCCCAAAGAGCAATAATTTCTTCACGCGCATAGTTTTGTGCACCTTCATACACAGCCGATTGTAACACATTTATAAGTCTGTCCTTAATGTCATGTAGACCATGAGACTCGACTCTATCAAACATGATACCTAACGTACTGTCTTTCATACTACACCTCAGTTGTAACTGATTGGTTCATACTTCTCGTCAGCGTCCATTTTTTTCAATTCTTCGCGGTAATGTTTTGATATCTCAGACCGCAGCTTTTTGTTAGTTGGCATTAGGACTTGCCATTTTTCCCTCAACATATCCATATGACCTTTGCCAAACTTGCTTTCTAGCCAAGAGGTAAACTCAGTTGGGTTTTCTGTAAACTTTCTATGACAGTAGTGGCACAAGCATATGGCATTATCTAAGGACCACCTAACAGACTTAGCTGCCCTGCCAAATATATGTGCACACTCCATCCTTCCATCTACCTTGCAGCAGTGCTCACAGACATGGTTAGCTTTCTTTCTAACCACATCACTAAACCACTTGTCAGCTGCATCACGTTTTATTGCCATTCATCTCTTCCTTAGATGGGAACGGTATATTTAATCCCAAATCAGTTGCCAGATGCCTAATTATAACATTTGCTACCTGTGTAACCTCATCACTTTTTAATGCAGTGGTAGAGCGACTTTTCTCAGGGTACATAGCTGTTTGTACCTCTAGCCATATAACGTCTTTTACGCGCTCCCACGTCCACGGCATACCTATTGCTTTAGACTTTTTTGTTTCCTTGTCACGCAGCAGGCTTTTAATCGTGTACTCATACCCTGCATCATTGCAGGCATCAGCAATCATGCGGCAAAACTTATGTATAGCGTTATTCTGCTGCCCAGTACGCTGCTTACCTGTGGATAACTTTATAGTCAGGTACTTATTGTCTAAGTACAAGTCATTGACTAAGCGCATCGCCTGACCATAGCTAGCGTCACTATTAACAATAATCTCTTTGTTCATAACTTTTTCCTCAACCATTTCTGTGAAAGGATATCTGCCCTAGTCTCTAATAGGTCCCAGATAGAGGCGCGCGTTGGCGCCTTTTTTACCCTGAGCAGCTGCCCACTAGGACGCAAATCCTCATCAGTGCAAACCTGCCTGCCAGACAGCCTTGTCACCATTGTGTTTCTTTTTAGCCCTACGTACTCAGCGTATTCCTCATAAGTGTAAGACTCACCGTTTTTAAAATATCCATCTGTTCCAACAAACTCAATAAACTTCGTGTTTCTATGAGTTTCCATTGTTACCCCTTATAAGCCCAAGACCTATCAGTAAGTTTCTCCATCACATCAGACTTTTTCAACGATTGCTTCTTGTTGAATCCATTAGTCTGCCAAGTACGAATACAAGCCTTCCAGTCTTTCATCTTATTCCTTCCAACCTTCCAGCCATTAGATTCATAGTAAGCAAACCACCTGTCAGCATCTACATTGTAACCCTGTTGATTGATGTAATTAACGACATCATCACGCTGTGGCGGTATATTATTAGTTTTATTATTAACCTGTATTATTCCCTTAGAACTTTCTTTCGTGGGGGTAGGGAAATTATTTTCTAGGGGGGTAGGAAAATTTTTACTAGGGGTATCGCAATTATTTTCTACTATGTAGATACGTCTCTCCTGTACCCTTTTCGTACCCTTCTCATAAATCTCTTCACGCTGTATGTAACCAGCATCTTCAAGCGCACCCAACCAATTAGTAATAGACCTATTTTTCACGTCATACAATTCAGCAAAGTGTGCATTAGTTGCCCAGCAGTAACCTCTCTCATTACATAACGCTGTTATTTCACCATACAACAACTTAGCGTTTGCTGGTATTCGATTGTCATACCTTACTGTGGCAGGTATGATTGCATAAAACCCCATGTGCATTTTAAAACTCTCCTTCCTTCACAAACTCACTTAAAGTTAAGTTGAAGCCATGTGCTAACTTCAACATCGTATCCAGCTCACAATTATTATGCCGCATTAATCGACTTAAATGCGCTGGGTTAATTTCACAACGTGCAGCAACAACCTTCATAGTCAAATCATCGAAGGCAGCACGTCTCTTTATTGCTCGCTTTAGGTCAAACATAATTACTCCTTGTTATAGAAGTGTCGATTATAATTCAGTAAATAATATAATACAACTTGTTAATTAATGTTTGCATCTGTCAATAACATCTGTATAATTTTAGTCTCACACACAAGAAAGCGAGGTATGATATGAAGGACTTTAATGACTTGACGCCTTATGAGCAAGGCGAGTTTGACGCAGTGCACAACTACGAAGCTGCACTGAATCAGCCAAAAGAATATTACTGGGGCTATGGTGACCAGTATTCGCGAGAGCAAATTGAAACTGCACGCTGTGAGCAACAAATGCGTGACTGGGGGATAGAAGTATGAGCTGGCAAGATATTCAAAAGGGGCTGCGTGCTCCATTCAAAGCTAATCAGCTGCGCTGGAGACAAGGGCGTGGTGGTATGCAGTTGGCGTACATTGATGCGCGTGACGTAGCTAACCGTCTAGATGAGGTTGTAGGTATAGAAAACTGGCAGGACCGTTACGAAGAAGTGTCTGGTCGATTAATATGTTATTTGTCTATACGTGTAGATGGCGAGTGGATTACTAAATCTGATGGCGCAGGTGATACAAATATCGAAGGTGAGAAAGGTGGTATATCTGACGCACTCAAACGTGCAGCACAAAAGTTTGGCGTAGGTCGTTACTTGTACTACTTGCCAAAAAATGCCACTGCAAGCAACTTGCCACGGTGGGCTGTTCCAGATGTCGTATAGAGCTGAGTCAGGTCACTGGTATGACCAAGAAGGCGCACCTGCCTACACAACTGTAGGTGCTAATGGTAAAGAGCGTAATACAACTTTGCGAGACGCACGGAAGCGTCACCTTGTACCTAGTGTAACAACTGTGTTGGGGGTGGCTGCTAAGCCTGCATTAGAAAACTGGAAGGTGGACCAAGCATTATTAGCTGCAGCAACTATGCAGCAGAATGTAGGTGAACCAGTAGAGATATTTATGGCTAGAGCCAAGATGGAGTCAAAGCAGGTGGGCAAGAAGGCTGCCGAGCGAGGTACAGAGATACACGCAGACATAGAGCGTGGCTTCCTCGGACAAGGCGTCTCAGAGGCTCATACAGCCGTTATAAATATACTGGACACATTGCACCCAGAAACTAAATGGAGCGCTGAGAAGTCATTTGCGTGCGATTTAGGTTATGGTGGTAAGATAGACCTGTGTAGTGATAATGGCATCTTTGTAGACTTCAAGACTAAGGATAATCTTGATGGCAAAGACCCGAAGAAATTAGTGTACGATGAGCACGGTATGCAGCTATCTGCGTATGCACAAGGCTTAGGCGTCACAGACCCAGTACGTGTATCTATCTTTGTTGATAGGCAGAAGCCAGAGATTGCTCTGTACCACGTATGGGATAAAGAATCTCACAAGAAACACGCTGAGATGTTTAACGCGCTTCTAACGTATTGGAAGCTATCTAAAAACTACAATCCGAGCGAGGATATATAATGAGTATTAATTCAATGGTGTTTACAGGCAACTGCGGAGCTGATATGGAAATCCGCCATACCCCTAAAGGTGTTGCTATTGGAGCTGTAAACGTGGCAGTTACGTCAGGTTGGGGTGATAACAAAAAGACCACATGGGTGAAGTGTAAGATGTTTAAGGAGCGCGCAGAAAAGCTAGCGCCATACTTAACAAAAGGCACGCCTGTTACAATGTCTGGTGAGTTTGTTATGGAAGAGTGGACAGGCAAGGACGGTAATGCACGTTCTATGGCAGTATGTATGGTTAACAATGTTCACTTTGCTAAGAAGCAAGAAAGCGCAGCTGCACCAGTACAGCAGCCGCAACAACAGAGCAGTAACTTTGCTGATGATGATATACCATTTTAGGAGTACAAAATGAAAAAAGATATTAAAGATGCATTAAAGGAAGCGCATGACGAAGCAGATGTAATAATAGGCTTTGAGGAAACAGCGGAAAGAATAAAGCGTTTCAAGAAAAAATTTAAGGCTTTCATTGATAAGCCGTGGCGTGAAGTAACACAAGGTGAAGCAATACTTGGTGGGGCACTGCTAGTATTGTTCATTATTGTAGCGCTTTAGTTAACCCCTAGTGGTCAAGAGGACTCCTCTCCTCTATGTGCTGAGCTTGATGCACTCAGGACCAAAACGCATCATTACCTAAACACATATCTGTTATAAAAAAATAGCACTACTGACTAATTCATCGCACTACTATAATCTCGCCTCAACTACTTGGGGTCGCGATGAACTACATTATTTTATTCACTCTACTGTCGCTAACGCTGATAGCCATAGATGATTTGGCTGGGCGAAGGCAAACAGAAAGATACAAGATAGAAAGGGAGCATTAGCTCCTTTTTTATTGTCTAAAACACTTGTAAGTAACAGTTACTTCTGTATAATAGATGCCATACACACATAACTGAGGAGTTAAAAATGTCTAAATATAGCGTAATTCACAGAGGTCTTGAGACTGTTTATAAAAGCCGTTTAATTGCTAGCCATGCCTATAGGCACAAAGTTGCTAGTTACCCTTACCTAGATTGCAAAATGCTTGTCGATGGCAAGGTTGTGCGTGAGCATAAAGATGTCTTGCAGGGTATGGAAGTGCCTTACTATATACTGGCAACTAACAGCGGCTTAGAAGGCATACAGGATGCTGATGAGGCTACTGAAGCGTTTTTCGATGCGCGTGACCTAGCGGTTGAAGAAGGCACAGATGTAATACTGTCTAAGATAGTGCGCGACAGAAGCCATCCAACTGGACGTGCAGAACATCGCGTACGTTCTTGGGTTTCTGAAACTGGTACAACTTTGGTGGGAGAATAATAATGAAAACAGCAATTTTTGGAGATGTAATAGTGCAGCTACCTGATGACTGGAGTGGCTGCATTGCAGAGCTTGAAGATAAGCTAAAAGATGCAGCAGTTTATACGTGGCTGCGTGAACACAAAACGTGGTTATATGACTGCTTTCCTGAGTGTGCATATGATGAAATGGATGCCCTCTTAGAAATTTTATACGCTGATGGCACAGACGCTATGTTCGATGACATGATGACTGATGCTAGAGAGCGTTTTGCAGCGCAGGGTAATTCTGAAGAAAAAAGCCCTGAGTTGTTTTATGAATGTCTAGCTGTACCTAACTTTAAGAAGTACGTGCATGACGCGCAAGAATGGTTAGGTAACAAATATACCTTAGCTGAGGCATATCGTGATTCACTGTATCTGTATCTTGAGAGACGATTAGAAGATGAGATTATCAGTGAGTTTGGTAAATCTGTTCATTAGGAGATTATTATGAAGCAAGCAATAAGAGTGTTAGACCACCTGCAATCAGGTGAAACAATAACGTCACTGCACGCATTTAGAGACTTAGGCATCACTAGATTAGCTGCAGTAATTTATGACCTACGTAAAGATGGTCATTTAATCCAGAAGCGTATGATAAGCGTAAAAAATAGGTTCGATGAGAATTGTAGTGTTGCTGAGTATTATCTGGAAGGTTGTAATGGGTAAGGGAAGCGCACCACGTCCCATACCAGACCAAAAACGGTATGAGGAAAACTTTGATGCAATCTTTAGAAAGGACCAGCCTAAAGATAAGCCTAAATCAAAGGCTCAACTAATGCGTGAGATGAGAGCTAGGAGAGCTGAGCAAGGACTAAAGGAGATGCGTATTTGGGTCACTGAAGAAGAATGTGTCAAGATTAATTCCATTTTGAATAAATAGTATATACTAGTGCCTAAAACTAGCGAGGTTAGCTATGACTAGGCACTTAGTGATACCAGATACGCAAGTAAAACCAGACCAGCCTATCGAGCATCTTCGGTGGGCTGGCTTGTATGCAGCTGAAAAGAAACCAGACGTTATCATTCATATAGGTGACCACTGGGATATGCCATCACTTTCAGGCTTTGATGTTAACAAGAAGAGCTATGAAGGCAGAAGGTATATTAGGGACGTAGAGGCTGGCATACGTGGCATGGAAGCATTTCTAAAACCTATTAAGGACGAACAGAAGCGCCTTATTCACAACAAAAAAAAGCAGTGGAACCCACGGCTCATATTCACACTAGGCAACCATGAACAGCGCATAGAGCGCGCTATTGAGTCAGACGCTAAGTTAGACGGTCTTATTGGCTACGATGACCTTAGACTCGAAGATATGGGCTTTGAGGTGTATGATTTCTTAGAGGTAGTAGTTGTAGATGGTATTTGTTATAGCCATTACTTCACTAGTGGTATTATGGGGCGACCTGTATCGAGCGCTAAACGACTTTTGGCTACACAGTATCAATCCTGTGTGATGGGTCATGTGCAGGACCGTGATATAGCTTATGGGCGCAGAGCAGATGGTCACAGTATGCTAGGCTTGTTTGCTGGCATATACTACCAACATGATGAAGATTATTTAACGCCACAGACTAATGGCTCATGGCGTGGAATATGGCTGCTTAATGAAGTAGACGATGGCAATTGTGACGAGCTGCCAGTTTCTATCAACTACCTACGCAATAAGTATGAGGGTAAGTGATGAAGAGCGCATTGAAGAAACAAGAAGGCGGTAAGCATTACGATATGCCTATACAGCCTATTGAGTACATAACAAAGAACAAGCTGCCATACATAGAGGGCAACATTATCAAATATGCTTCTAGACACAAAAACAAAAATGGAGCTGAAGATATCAAAAAGATTATCCATTATTGTGAGCTGTTGTTAGAGTTAGAGTACGGACTCAAATAGGATATAATCGGCACATGATTAGAGTTACTATAGATGACGATATACATGAAGCCGACCTAGAGTTGATTAACGACTTCGCACAGGCAATCTCAGACCGTGATTCACTGTTGTTGGAAGAAGTGGTATATTTAGCGCAGCAGCGGATTGAGAAATCCTATGAAGAAATAGACGTAAGGATATAGAGTGCGACCAAGTACATTTACATCAGAGTTAGGCGATGACATCTGCAGACGATTAGCAGCTGGCGAGAGTGCTAGACAAATCTGTAGGGATGAAGGTATGCCTGCTATGAGCACGTTAATGAAGTGGCTGAATGATAGTGACAAAGTACAGTTTTCGGAGCAGTACGCGCGCGCGAGGGACTGTCAGGCAGACTTTTACGCAGACGAGATTATAGATATTGCTGACGAGCTGTCAGATGTAGCAGAACCTACAGAGCTGGCTAAAGCCAAACTACGTATTGATTCACGTAAGTGGAAGGTAGCTAGAATGGCTCCACGTAAGTATGGCGATAAGCAGCAGATAGACCACACATCATCAGACGATACTTTCAAACCCACAGTTGTAAAGTTGGTAGCTGAGTATGATAAAGGAAGAGACTGAAGAGGTCACAACCACTGTTAAGCTGCCACATAAGATTGTAGAAATCTTTGAAGGTGAAGCCAGATACAGGTGTGCTTATGGTGGTAGAGGGTCAGCTAAGACACGGTCCTTCGCATTAATGACAGCAGTACGTGGTTATACATGGGCAATGGAAGGCAAGCAGGGACAAATACTCTGTGCGCGTGAGCACCTAAACTCTCTCGATGAATCATCCTTAGAAGAAGTTAAATCAGCTATACGTGGTGTAGACTTCTTGAATGACTTCTATGAGCTGGGCGAGAAATACATAAGGTCTAAGTGTGGACGTATCAACTATGTGTTCTCTGGTCTAAGACGCAACCTAGACTCTATTAAATCAAAAGCACGTATAATTCTTTGCTGGGTAGATGAGGCAGAAGGTGTATCTGACACTGCATGGCAGAAGCTCATACCAACGGTCCGTGAAGATAACTCTGAGATATGGGTAACATGGAACCCTGAGACAAAACATTCAGCTACGCACAGAAGGTTTAGAGTACATCCGCCACAGGATATGAAGATTGCTGAGATTAATTGGCGAGACAATCCATACTTCCCTGAGGTGCTAGAAAAGGAAAGGCAGCAAGACAAGATAAACAGACCTGACCTGTATGACCATATATGGGAAGGGCAGATGCTTATTCATGCAGAGGGCGCTTACTACGCTGTAGAAATGCGTGAGGCTACACATAATGAGCGCATGACTAACGTGCCCTACGACAGCTCTGTTGGCGTTATAACGGCTTGGGACTTAGGGATGGGTGATAGCACTAGCATATGGTTTGCACAGATGGTAGGGGCAGAGGTAAGGCTTATAGACTACTATGAGAGTAGCGGTGTAGGTCTAGACCATTACGCTAGAGTCTTGAATGAAAAGGGCTACATCTACGACCAGCACATACTGCCACACGATGTAAGGGTCAGGGAGTTGGGCTCAGGTAGAAGTAGATTAGAGACATTAGACAGCTTGGGGGTGCGACCAGTACAGATTGCACCACAGTTAAATGTTGATGATGGCATACAGGCAGTAAGGAGTATGCTAGGACGCTGCTGGTTTGATGCTGAGAAGTGCGAGCGTGGCATTGATGCATTGAGACAGTACAGGCGTGAATACGATGAGAAGGGCATGACGTGGCGCTCACGACCATTGCATGATTGGACTAGTCACTGTGCTGATGCTATGAGGTATCTGGCTATAGGTTACAGACCCACATCGAACTGGGGTGAACCTATCAGACGAAACCTTCAAGGCATAGTCTAAAAGTGTTATAATCAGCCGCTAATTAACAGGGGTTTTTATGAGTTTATTTGGTTTAGGCAAAAGAGGCGAGCAACTAGCAAAAGGTATCATTGAGCTCATTAATGAATCTGTACCTGCGAAGCAATACATACAGCAAGGCACTAACCCTGAAAATCTAGTCGCACAAGGCTTACTAGCGCCAGAGCAAATAGACAACATTAGAGCAGTGCAAGGCGCTCAAAATCGGTATCTTAAACATTCGCTAGAGTCACCAGAGTTTTTAAGGCGAGAGCTAGGTTATCAAAGCAGCCCAACAGTTACTACGCAGATACCGCAGCCACCACGCAACATCATCATGCCTGAAGATTTAGAGGGCATGGCAATAAAGTCACATCTTGGCGATAGAACAGTAACAGACAAATCCATTGAAAGTATAGGTGGAGTTGATTTGCCTGTGCCAGTGCAAAGTAGAGGTGGCGTTGGCTATGGAAGCAGCCCATTAACTCCAACAGCTAATTATTGGGGCTCTAATTTAAGCGCAGCACAATCATTGCAGAACGCAGCAGAAGGCATAGAAGGTCTACTAGATATGCCAGTAGTAGGCGCATATTCTGCTATGGGCAGAGAAGGCAACTTTTTTAATCAGGCATTCGCAGATGCGTTGCAACAGCAGGTAAATGCTATAGATTTGCCTCAAGAGGCTATAGACCACTTTGATAACGCCATGCGAACACTTCATGGTAGAAAAGACTGGGTTGGCTTGAGACATCCAGATGCTAGAAAACAATTGTTAGGAACAGATGGCTATCCACAGAAAGGAGCTGGTAAGCTGCGGAGTGCTTATGTGCAACAAATGGACAAAGCTGCTTATAAAAATCAAGGCTTTCCATTGCTGCAGCCATTAATGAAGGAGTTTATAGAGCCAGACCTTGCTAATGTGAACGTAGGTGACTCTGGTTACATAATGGGGCAAATTGGTAAAGACTTTGGTTTATCTCCTACTGCAAATCATCCATCATATGATACAGGCATTATGGGGCGCGTAATAGGTGGCTTTCCAGTAAGCGTACCAAGTAGAGTTATGTATCCTGATGCTTACAAGATATTAGACAAGGCTAAAACTACAGCAGGCGAAAACTACACTGCTGCACAAATGATTAATGCATTAGCAGTTAGGCATGATATGTACCAAATAGCTACGCCTAAGTGGGTTGACAGTGTGTCTGAATGGATTAGAAAAAACCCTAAAGGCTCAGCAAAAGCATTAATGATGGCGGTGGGTATGCCTATAGCATTAGGCTCATCAGAGCAAGTTGATGCAGCTATCATACCTAAATTAGCAAAAACTACTCAGCGAGCTAACACCGTGCCAACCGCTAAAGCAGCGGATGCGTATCTTGAGAAGCAAGGCGCAAAAGGCAGGTCTATAGATTATGGTGCAGGCTTTGGTATTAATGCTAAGGCAATCGACTATGATGATACGTTTGAGCCATTTGCAGAAGAAGGCTTCACGCCAACGTATGCTAACTCTGCAGATATACCTGAGAACACGTATGGCAAGCTGGTAAGCACTAATGTACTTAACGTCATACCGCCTGATTTACGTGATGACGCAGTGTTGAGCATTGGTAAAATACTAGAGCCTAACGGCATGGCTGTTATCCAGACGCGCTCAGCTAGCGCTGTTAACGAACTGAAGAAGTCTAAGACAGCTATCCCACAAGATGAGCCAGCATCATTCCTGACAAGTAAAGGGTCGTATCAAAAAGGGTTTACACGCGATGAGCTGCAAGGTTATGTGCAGGGCTTGCTAGGCGATAACTTTGATGTACAGAAGGTGCCAGCGAAAGACATACCCAACGGTTCGGCTATATCAGTGAAGAAGCTAAGCCAAGCTGCACCATTAGTTGTTGGCGGTGGGCTACTTGCTGGTGAGGATGCAGAAGCAGCTATAGTGCCATCAGCGCTCAGGTCTATAGCATTAGATGCAATGGCTGACGTACCACGTAAGAAGCCAACCTCATACACTGGCTGGAAGAAAGCATTAAACAAAGCTGGCATCAAAGATGATGAGCTAAAACAGATGGGCTTTAAGCGTGAGTTTGAGTTTAGGCAACGAGCACAAGATATCACTAGGAAAGAGGTAGAGGACTTCTTGGCTGACAACCAGTACAACATCAGGGAAGAAACGCTTGGGCAGACAAAGTCGTATGGCGAGGTTGTATATGACCCAGAGCTAAATACTTACAACGCAGAAATGCCATTCATTAGTGACAACGAAACTTTTCATACAAGAGAAGCAGCTGAGGCGTATGTTGCGCGCAACCCAGAGATAATGACTGACTATCAATATGGTCCATATACTCTCACTGGTGCTGAGGGCAATAACTACCGTGAGATATTACTTATGGATGGTCCAGAAGCTGATAAGTATGAGGCTCTTACAGATGAAATGCTCAGATTAGAAAATGAAATAACCGATGGTATGGGCGCTCCAAGAGGATATCTTAGTAGAGATGTTTTAATGGAATTTGAAGATGGCACTGAGTTTAAAAAGCAATTTGACAGGCTGCAAGAAGTGCGCGCAGAAAGAAACAGACTAGCACAACCATTTATACATCGGCACTATGACGATAAAGAAAACATACTGACACATTTGCGTGTTGCAGACCGTGACCTTGAAGATGGCAGCAGCACTTTGATGGTAGAAGAGATACAGTCAGACTTGCATCAGCGTGGGCAAGAGTATGGCTATGCTAAGCCAAATGCCTTAGAAGATATTACTAAGCAGATAAATGAAGTTAATGACCAAATAAACGCATTGAAGCAAAGCTCAGTCACACAATGGGCTGAAAAAAATATGCCTGAAGTGTACAAAAGAGCGTATGGTTTTGATGGTGACTTAACAGCAGACCAGTTTCTTGCATTGCGGAAAAAGATGGAAAATGCGTTTGAAGAGGACTATAAAAAGCGTACAGGCAAGGATAGAAATGCAGAGTTTGAGAGGCTAGCGGATTTAAAAGACAGCTTAAAAGAGCGTAGACTAAAAACTATGAATGCTGCACCAGATATGCCATTCAAGTCTGATGACAAGTCTAGCTGGTATGACTTAGCATTTAAGCGCTCACTGATGGAAGCAGCCGAAGGTGACTACGACAGCATATCATTTACTACTGGGCAGCAGCAGGTAGACAGATATGGTGAGTCTGCAGAGGGCGGTGTTAAAAAATTCTATGATGTAACATTACCTAACCACATTAACAAGTGGGCTAAACAATATGGCGTAAAGCTTGAGCGTAAGCCTATAAGAGTTGGTGAGAAAGATTACAGTATTGAACAATACGATGACGAAACGTACTTTGTTCGCGATGAGGAAGGTAATCACATTGAAGATTTTGATATGTATTCTGAAGCAGAAAACTACATAAAAAATCAGGTAGATGTGCAAGACGTATACACACTGAAGATACCTGAGAAGATGCGTAAGGATATACGCGAGAAAGGTATGCCATTGTTTGCACAGACAGGTTTAACTATTGGGGGTGCAACAGCTGCAAGTGGTTTGTTATCGCCTAAGGCGCAAGCACAGGAAGAAAGCAAAGCTAGGAAGGAGATGACGCGCAAAGAAAGACGCGACACACCGCCTAGCCAGAACCTGTTAGATTATGCAACAGACAGGTCGCGCAGAGCTGTAGGTGAAATGGGGCTAGGACTGTTACAGGGAATAGGCGAAGGTGCTGATTTCTTCAAGCCTGCAAACTTAGCAGCTATGTATTTTGGGCTGCCACAAGTTAGTACAACTGGTCAGGATATAATGAAGCCACTTACTGATAAGAGCTTCTTAGAAGAAGATGAAGGCAAGCAAGCAGCTAGATTAATAGGCTCTTTGTTAAGCCCTATTTGATAAATTATTTTAACAACAGTGACACCCATAAATTTGTTATAATCGGCTGACTTACTGGAGCCAATAATGTCAATATCAACATTTGCAGAGTTAAAGAGCAGTATTGCTGATTTTCTTAACAGGTCAGACTTAACTACTGTTATACCGTCATTTATTAGTCTTGCTGAAGCTCAGATTAACCGTGATGTGCGTCATTGGAAGATGTCAAAAGTCACGTCAGTTAGTTTTGCTACAGGGCAAAAATCAGCAGGTATGCCAGCAGACTGGCTAGAAACAAGCCACGCAGAATGGACATATAATTCAGACTTGTACAGACAATACCCTTTAGAATACTCATCTGGAACAACAGTGCGAGAACGGCATAATAATTCTGATGACCGCCAAGCAAGACCTACACAATTTTATCACGTAGGCGGTTCAGGCAGTATAGCGCTTTCATTATACCCAAGCCCTGATGCTGCAGGGTCTGTATTTCTAACTCACACAGAAAAGGTTCCTGCACTGTCTGACAGCGCAACTACAAACTGGCTGCTTTCAGATGCACCTGATGTATATTTATACGGTTCTTTACTGCACGCTGCACCATATCTGCAAGAAGATAACAGGGTGAATGTATGGGCACAATTATATGGCGCTGCAGTTAAGCAGCTTAATGAATCGTCAGACAAGGCTAAATACTCATCTGACAGTTTAGGCATGAGAAAGCTAGGCTTAGATACTAGCGCGTCTAAACGAGCAAACCACGTACGCTGGAGCTAAAACATGGCAACAACTACTACATATAACCTCGAAAAGCCAACGGTAGGCGGCTCTGAAAACACTTGGGGTTCAGACATCAATGACAACCTAGACAAGATTGATGACTTGCTAGATGGAACCGAAGCGGTTGACGGCATAGATATTAATGGCGGCTCCATCGATGGCACGCCTATCGGTGCAGCAACAGCATCAACAGGTGCGTTCACTACAGTATCTGCTTCAGGTGATATCACAGGTAATGTAAAAGGTGACATAAAGGCTACAGACGGCACAGTAGTGTTAAACAATGGCACAGATGGCACAGATGCTACGTTTACTGGTGCTGTAACAGGCAACGCTTCAACTGCTACTACAACGGCAACGCCACGAGCATTTAGCGTGTCAGGGGATGTAGCAACCTCAGCTGGCGTAGACTTCAATGGCTCAGGTGCAGTTGATTTAGCTGTTACAATTACAAACACTTTGTGGGACAAAATATATCCTGTAGGTAGTATTTACACTACAACAAATGGCACATTCGACCCAAACACTTCTTTTTATGGCACATGGGTAGTTTATGCAGCAGGTAAAGTTTTAGTAGGTCAGGATACAGGCGACACTGACTTTGACACTATCAACGAATCAGGCGGTGCAAAAACGCACACATTGACTGTCGATGAAATGCCTGAGCATAAGCATGGGTCTAACCTTCGTCTTGAAGGTGCGGCAAACGGAAACATTCTTATTGACAATAGCCTGTATTACGACACTGGCGTTGGTGGTAGAGAAATAGACGAATTGTCAGAAACTAACGATGGCGACTCAACCTACACAATGAACGAAGGTGGCGGTCAGGCGCACAACAACTTGCAGCCGTATACCGTAGTAAAATATTGGCGCAGAACAGGTTAATTAACTAAGAGGCAAAACAATGGCAAATCCATTTAAAGGGTCACGAGTAGAGCTACACGGCATGGTCTACGATATGGTCCCAGTAACACCAAATGACAGCACGGACAACGTAGGCACTGGCAACATTGCTGTTGGCTTGTACGTGACTAACGCAGGCGATGTCGCTTTTGAAAACAAAGACGGCACTGTTCGCACAGTTACTGTACCTGACAACTTCTATCTTGTGTGTTCCGTTAAGCGCGTTAAGTCTACGAACACAACTGCATCTGGTATTCACGCACTGGTGGTGTAAATGTTAAATTTAGGCGTATCAACACAAAGGCTTTCTGCGAAAGCAGGGTCAGGCTTTACTCCGAAAAAACTGTTTGATAATGGTGAAGAAGGGTTTTGGTACGACATAAGTGACATACGGACCCTCAAAGAAAACAGTGACGGCACAGTAGATGTTACTAGTTACGGACAGAGCGTAGGATACATAGCCGATAAGTCTGGCAATGGAAACCATGCTAGACAGTCAACATCTGGCACAAGAAAGCCTAAATATGCAAGACACCCAGCAGGTGGTATTCGCAACCTATTAACACAAACTGAAAACTTTACTGACAGTGCGTGGACAGGTTACTTCCAAAAGCCAACTCTTACTACTGGGCAGACAGACCCTTTAGGCGGCAACACTGCAATGAAGTGGAGCGCACCCACGACAACAGGCGGCTCTAACAGCAACACAGGTGGTCTAATACTTCCAGACAGTGATGGCGTAATTGAGGACAACACTAACTACACTGTATCAGTTTATCTAAAAGCATCTGCTAATGTTTCAGTTTCTATAGGCTTAACTGATGGCGCGATGACTGGCGTTAACGTGACAACAAGCTGGCAAAGGTTTTCTACCACAGTGCAAAACAACCCTGCTGGTTCGAACAGACTTTTTCAAGTTACTGAGCAAACTAACGATAGCGTTGATATTTTTGTTTGGGGCGCACAAACAGAAAAAAGCAATGAAGCTACGCCATATCAAAAAGTTACAACTGAGTACGATGTAACTGAAGCAGGTCAGCCAGACTTGTACTATCTAAAGTTTGACGGCACAGATGACGGCTTTCAAATAGATTCATTTACCGCAGCTGCACAAGGCACTAGCGCATTTTTTGGATATTCAGCAAACAATGTTACAGCAAACAATTACAGAGTTTTGCTTGATATAGAAACTGGTAGGCTGATATTTTCTAGTCGTACTGACAGTCAAAGTGAAATAGGTTACTACGATGGCGCATGGAATGACATTGCTGATGATGGCGATATAAAAGTGCTATCGTTCAACTTACAGACAAGCAATGGCGTTATGCGTGAAAATGGTACTGTGTTAGTAACAGACACAACTTATGTAGAAAAAGCATTAGATGGCACAAAAACAATAGGTATGCATCACGATACATCAAATAACAACTTTGATGGCAATTTGTACCAAGTCGTACTACGCAGCACAGAGTGTAACGACAGGGACCTAGAGGCAACAGAAAAATTTGTAGCTACTAAAACTGGCGTATCATCGCGTGTAAGAGGGCTTGCTACATTAGACCTAAACTTTGGTGCTAACACTTACTTAGCCACAAACAGTAATGGAGTATCAATGTGAGCACATTAACCGAAATTGTAGACTTCAGTAGAACTGCAGCTGCTTACTATTTAGACAGTGTGGCTTATGGCGAAGAATTAATTATTAATGGTGATTTTAAAGACGGCACTAATAACTGGACAGCTGCACACGTTGGCGATGATGGCGGTCTAAGCATTAATGGCGATTACCTAAGAGTAACTGATGATGGTAGCGTAGACGCAAGCCCTGACAACAGATACTCAGGTAGAGCCTATCAACAAGTACAACTGGAAGTAGGCGCACGATATATTGTTACAGGTACAACTAGAGCAAGCAGCACAGCAATTACAAGGATTTCTGCATCAACTAGCGCAAGCATTGCTCATAATATTAAATTAGATTCTGGCTCAAGTGTTAGTGATGATGTTGATTTGCAATTCGTGTTTAAAGCAACACAACAAAACACTTTCATCATACTTTACTTGAATGGCACAAATGCTAACCATGCAGAATTTAAAAACATTAGCTGCAAAAAAATTATAGAAGGGCAAGCAGGTGGTAAACCGTTGATGCTGCAAGCTCCATCAAACACGCCTAGATTAGAATACGATGCACAAGGCAATCCATTAGGCTTGTTAATAGAAGAGCAAAGACAAAATATGTTTGAGCGCTCTATAGAATTTAACAACGCTTACTGGACTAAAGATGACACTATTACAACAGGAAGGGAGATTGTTGCACCAGCAGGTAATAGAAATGCACAGCTGATAACATCACAAAGCGCTGAAAATGGTGGCATTACGCGGTCTATTACAACTGTTCAAGGCACTGTATATTGCGTAAGTTTTTTTGCTAAATACAATAATAACCAGTGGTTTAGGATAACTGCTGATGGCAGAAGCCAGTGGTACGATATAGTCAATGGTAAGTTGGGGTCAGCAGCAAAAGCTGATGCCGCTTATGATGACCCTGTACACGTTGGTATAGATGATTATGGAAATGGCTGGTACAGATGTTATATTGCAGTAGATGCGTTAGGAACTAGTTTTTTTAATTCAGTGGTGCAGTCAGCAGGTGATGGAAACACAGCAGAAACTAATGGCGGTAAAACCTACCTCTGGGGCGCACAGATGGAAGTAGGCGAGTTTCCTACATCATTTATATTTACATCTGCTAGCGCAGCAACAAGAACGTCAGACATCGCTAAAATACCTACAGAAAGATTTTATTTAGACCAGAACAACGGAACTTTTATTGCTGAGTTTCAGGGCAGATACGAGACATACGATGTACGTTATCAGAGAGTCTACGAGCTAGGCAATGTAAACTCTACTGTGCATAGATTAACTTCAATTGTAAGAACTAGCGATGGTCATGTCGTTTCGCAAATATATCAAGATAATACAGGTGGTAACACGCTAGAAGCGCTAGGAACACAGGAAGTGCTGCCTAACAACTTTCCACATCAAAAAGTTGCACAGACCTACAAGAAAAACCATCACCAGACAGCAGGTAATGGCATGGCATCAGGCATAGATACAACTGTTGCTATGAGCGCTACACGCGACCTATTATCTTTAATGCAAAACTATAGCGGTGATGGTGGCAACACAAAGTTAAATGGGCACATCAAGCGCATTAGATATATACCAAAATTATTCACTGCAGCTGAGCTTGAGCTGGTAACAACGCCAAGCACAACACCTAACCTAAGTTTAACCTTTGATGGACAATCAAACAGTGTATTAACAGAGGGCTTACATGACTAAGAGAATACAGAAAAGCGGTAAGGCAACTGACTTAATAACTTTTACAAGGTCATCTACAGGTACATATTTAGACAGTGTTGTTTATGGCGAAGAGCTAGTGAGCAATGGCGATTTTGACGCTTCATCTGGGACACAAGGGTGGATTTTGTCAGCAGAAAATGCAAGCATGGCTGAAATTGATGGTGAGTTACATATCACTAATTCAGAAGGAAGCGGCAAAGGTGCGTCACACGCATTTAGCACTGAAATTGGCAAAAAGTATAGGCTTACTGCTACAGCTAGAAAAGTAACAGGAAGCCAAGCATATTTAGTAGCAACTACAAATCCTAATAATTTTGCTAATAGTTTAGGATATGACGTTACAGATTCTACACAAAATATAACTTTGAATGTTGAGTTTGTTGCAACAGGCACAACTTCATATGTTTATTTAAGGTCAGACGCTGTAGGAGTTACTGTATTCGACCAAGTTTCTGCAAAAGAAATTATAGGCAATCAAGGCAAAGAAGGTGAGTTTCTGTTGCGTACAGCAGCAATTCACGAGCCACGAATAGACTATAACGCTGATAAAACTGTCAAAGGATTGTTAATAGAGGGCTATAGGACTAACAGAGTAACTAGCAGCGATTATGCAGATTCATCACAAAGAACAACCTCTGGCAACGGCACATTTGCTGTATTAAATGAAAACAAGCTAGGTGTCTTTAATGGATTTGAAGTAGCTAGCGGTGGTCAATCATGGCATAGGGTAAATAAATATGTCAGCGTTACTAGCGGCACAGTATATGCTGTATCTTTCTATTATCGTTATGGCACATCAGGTAAAGGTAGATTTGAGTGCAGAGTTGATGGTAATTCCTCTACAATAGTTATTAATCAATCAACTGGCTCTACAGGAACTGGTTCAAGTGCAGGCGGCACTATGGAATTTCTGAGTGACGAGGCATTTGGTGATATTAGAAAGCTGACTTGCAGATGGACACCTAATGCAACAAGCACGACAGCTACAGTTGGTATTGCAACAAATTCAAATGTGGAAGGCGAAACTATAATTGCATACGCGGTACAGTTAGAGGACGGTTTGATTGCGTCATCATACATACCAACTACGACTGCTATGGTATTTAGAGGCTCAGAGGTCGCTAAAATACCAACTCTTGATGATTTTACGCATAGTAAAGTGCAAGGCACTACTATAGTTGAGCTTGATTATAGTGCTTGGAAAAACTTTGCTTCATTTGCTAGAGCATACTCTTGGGGACATAGCGGCTCTACCAATATACTCAATGATGTATACCACAATGGTAATCCTGCTACAGGCGAAATAAGATATAGGGCAGATAATGCTTCAGGCAACTCACAGATAGGTCCTAATAATATAGTAGGTAGTGAAAACTATACTACAGGTAAGGTTGCATTCGCTTTAAAAGACAACGACATGGCAGTTGCATGGAATGGCACTTTAGTTGCTACAGACTCGGCTGGACAACCAGCACTAGATTTAGTCGAAGCCTTGTACATAGGCGCACAATACAGAGAGGACAATGATACACTTGGTGATTTTGGGTACGCACATATCAAGTCAATTAAATACTATCCAGTTAGGTTAACTAACGAACAAATGAAGGCACTCACACTATGATACATTATTTAAAGTTTACAGATGAGGCTGCAATGCAAACTGCGTTAAGCGCCTATTACTATGAAGATGAAGCTGGTAATACAGTTTTGATGACTGGTGATGGAGCCTACAGCATTGACGTAGTAGGTTTAGTCTATCAGCCTACTGGCGAAACGCTTACTGATGAGTATGGCAACGAGTACCCAGAAACTGAAGCTGTTGATGGTTGGCACGTTAATTGGCTAGGCGATTTACCAGAGTCGTTGAACGCTAATGTAATAGATGCACCTGCTACACCAGCGTGTGTTTTTGCAGGACACGAAGTTGTTGCAGAATCGGAGTCTGAGGAAACCTAATATGGACGGCAACAGAGAGGCATTGCTGAAGTTAGAAGCGCATGAGAGAGAATGCGCTGCAAGAATGGAAAACATACAAGACAAGCTAGCAGTAGTAGATAAGCGTCTTGATATGGGTATGGACAAGTTTAAAAACATCGAGCGCTTGTTGTGGCTTTTGTATCCACTGATTTTAGGGCTGGACATCATTGGGCAAAAACTTATTTAAAGCTGCACTGTTATTAATATCTAGTTTAGCATTAGGCACAGAGCAAGAAGGCAGCCTAAACACTAACAACGAAAACAGCACAGTGAATAGCAACAATGTTACTACTGATGAGAGCACAACTAATACTTATCAGGGCGCTGGCGCAGCATCTAAAATACCAGTTGGTTCAGCCATTAGCCCTAGTATGCAATCGTCAGGCATGGAGACGTGTTTAAAGGCAGCAGGGAGCTCCATACAGACAGTTGGCTTTGGTTGGTCTAGTGGTAAGTATGTATTAGACAAAGACTGTACACGTAGACGTGACGCAGCTCTGTTAGACAAGTTTAATATGAAGGTGGCAGCCATCAGTATGATGTGTCAGTCAGTAGATGTTTGGAAAGCCATGTTTTCTGCTGGTACACCATGTCCAGTAACAATAGGTGGCAAGCTAGTAGCAGGTAGACGCAGCTATTTGGTAATGATGCAGAACCCAGAGTTACACATACCTGATTATGGACCAGATACAGAAGATTACTACAACACAATGTTAAACATAGGGGCGGAGCAGACAGATGAAGAAAGCGATAATAGGAGCATTAGCGATATGTTCCGTAGCAGCAAACAGCGACCAGCTAACTGATTTAGTTAACACATCTAACGCGATAGTTGACCAGATTGACCGTGGCATCATGCTTGTAGGTGCTGCAACAGAATACGCATACGCAGGCGATGGCATGTCTGACGGCACGCTATCCACATCTGCCCACATCTCTGCGCAGCAAGTTACAGCTTATAACAACGCACTATCTAACTTTAGCACGTATCTGCCCTATGGTAGTGTTGAGGCTGCATTACAGCAAGCAGCTGCAACAGAGCTAGAGCTTATGGAAGATAGCGTAGAAGTGTTTACAACTGCTGTTATTGAGATGAGCACGACTATACAAGTAGCTGAGATGGCTGAAGAAAGCGTTGGCAACCCAGCTGAAGAAGAGCAGGTGCAAGAATTTGTCGCACAGAACGAAGAAGTGCTAATGATATCTCAGGATACAGTGGATTCGTACAATGACAGTATGGATTCTATCGAGGAGCACGCAAATAAGGCTGCAGGTTACATTGCCGTGGCTGCAAATGAGGATGCTGTAGCATTTTTAGAGCAAGGAGCAGTGAATAACAACGCTGTAGCGGAAGAAGCGACCATAACTTACAGTGCAGAGCAGCAATGGGTGTCTATGAAGTGGGCAAACACGAATAATGCGACTGCTGTATACCTGAATGGACAGAATTTTGGCTTAGATATGTATGTAGACCAAGAAACAGTGCTATATGCAGGTGCTGATTCAGAGTTTTACCTTACTGGACCAACTGCGTCAGGTTATGACTGCTTTATGTATGAAATAGGATGTAGTTTTGATTGATAATGCAGAGCTAAAGATTGGCAACACGTCATTTAAAGGTGTTTGGATTGGCATAGTGTTAGCAATTGGTACATCAATTGGCGGTACCGTCTGGACTGCATCTAGTTTATACTCAAGGCTAGAGGCAGTTGAAGCTGTAAGCATACCTGATATAGAGCCTGTAACTGAAAGAGTCACGCTAATTGAGCAAAGATTAGAGGACAACGATGTAGGGCAATTAAAGGGTAAATTAGCAGCTTTAGGCACTAACCTTGAAACTATATTAGAGCAGCAAGAAAAGCTGTTAGAACTGAAATCTGACGTTTCTAGCCTAGAAAAAGAAATAGAGGCTATGAGAAGCACTGTAAAGCAAGCAGAGTTAGTCAGTAATAGCTTAGGTGACGTTAGTGAACGAATTAAAAAAGTCAATTTAGAAATTAATAATTTGTGGGATGGGCTCGACTACGTAACGAGCAATCCATTGAGGTGAGCATGATACAGCAGTTAATTGGTCCAGTATCAGGGCTGTTAGACAAGTTTATCCAAGACAAGGACGAGAAAGCACGGCTAGCACATGACATTGCTACTATGTCAGAAAAGCACGCGCAGCAGATTGCTCTTGCACAAATAGAAGTAAACAAAGCTGAGGCAAAAGGCAACTGGTTCCAGTCATCATGGCGCCCTGCTACTGCGTGGGTGTGTGTTGCTGGGTTTGCAGTTAACTTTTTAATTAGCCCATTGGCTGCGCCATTTGGAATCACAGTGCCGCAAGCAGATACGGCTACTATGCTACCTGTATTAATGGGTATGCTAGGGCTAGGTGGTTTGCGCTCATTGGAAAGAGTAAAAGGGGTTGGCAAGTAATGGCATACGTTAAGTTAGATATACCAGCTGGCGTAGTTAATCATGGCACAGATAGTGAAGCCTCTGGCAGATGGCGCGACACTAATTTAGTACGCTGGGAAAATGGCTCATTGCGACCTGTTGGCGGCTGGCAGCATAAAACGCAAAATAGTGCGCTTGGGCAAGTTATAATACTGCTTACTGAAAATGTGAATAGCCCTGAGAAGATAAGGGCAATGACTGCATGGAAAAGTAACAACGGCACATCACATCTCGCAGCTGGGTCACATAAAGAATTATATCATGTGCTAGAAGATGGTACTGATACTAATATAACGCCTGTTGGTTTTTCTACACTAGGGACTGCAGATTCAGCAGCAAACTTAGGTTATGGCAAATATTATTATGGGCGAGGTCTTTATGGCGTACAGCGACCAAACGATGGTACGTTAGAGGAAGCATCTTCATGGTCATTAGACACATGGGGAGAGTACCTAGTTGGATGTCACAATGTTGATGGCAAGATATATGAGTGGACGTTAAATACATCTAACCCTGCAGCGCAAATCTCTAATGCTCCAGTTAATAATAAAGCGATAGTAGTTACAGAAGAGAGGTTTTTATTTGCATTAGGGGCTGGTGGCAACCTGAAAAAAGTAGCGTGGTGTGATAGAGAGGACAATACAACATGGACGGCAGCAGCAACAAACGAAGCTGGCGATATAGAGCTACACACAACAGGTGAAATACAGTTAGGAATAAGGGTGCGTGGTCGTACGCTTATACTAACAACTGTAGATGCACACGCTGCTACTTATAGTGGACCGCCAGCAGTGTTTGGGTTTGAAAGAGTGGGGCAAGAGTGTGGCGCTATCTCTAGGCACTGTGCAGTAGCTATTGATGAGGGCGCCTTTTGGATGGGTGCTAATGGGTTTTTCCAATACAATGGGTCTGCCGTGCAAGAG